TCACTGCACCCACGCCCCATCACTCCCCACATAATAACCATCCGGTGTGGTGGTGCCGGAAAGCATTGCGCCCGATTCACTGCAGTAATACCACTGGGAATTCCAGGAAACCCATCCTGTTACCATGTATCCGTACTCGTTGAAATAATACCAATAACCATTGATATACTGCCAATTGCTGACCGTATAGCTTTTATCGGCATTACAGTACCACCATCCCACGTCATCCTTCAGCCAGGCGCCGTCACTTGTGCCGGAAGGGCTGCCCAAGCTGCTGCCTGCGCTTATCTCTTCCGCTTCATCTGAAGATACATACCAGGAATCGGATTCCTCCCAGCTTCCCTTATAGGAAGCGCTGTAAACCCCCCGTACCTTAAAGGTATAAGAACCGCTTTTTGTGATGTAGGAAGAAAAATCATAGCTGGTATCCGAGGTGGTCAAAACCGAGGTTACGGCGCTGCTTCCTCTGTACAGACGCACTTCATACCGCTTCGCATCCTCCGCCTCGTCCCAGTCGGCAGTCCCATCGTATTCACTCCACTCCAGGCCGCTTACATCCAGATCGTAATCCCCATCATCCCCGTCCAGCGCATCCAGGGTGATGTATACCACCAATTCATCACTGCTGCGGCTCACGGAAGTCACCTTACCGTCATCACCGCTTAAGCTGACATCGCTTTTGGAAAATCCTGATGCAAAGGTATAGTCGTCATCTGCTGTCAGCGTCACCTTCAGCTTGGGCTTATCCCCGTCCTCCCACTCGTCATCCGGCTCGTTGGTCACTTCCGTATCAGACACATCATACTTGCTGGAACTGGTAGTCACTTCCACATCGCTGCCGCTGTCCCCTGCCTCGATCTCTGAGGATATCTTTAAGGACACACTGCTGATCTTGGATGCTGCCAGTGAGGTCATCGGAACGGACAGCGCCAGGGCCATGGCTGTAATTGCTGTCAATGGTTTTAAAATTGTCATATCGCTTCCTCCTTTTGTCCACTGAGGGTATATATAATAAATACCACATCAACCTGAAATAAACCTGAAAAACACAGTTTCTTCATACTCCCCGGAGTTGACCACCCATAAGATACATTTTACTACCAAAAATATTTTGCCGGCATTTTTACAATTCCTTTTAAGATAGATTTGTGGCTTTGACGTGTCTGCCAGCCCCTGGTCTCCCAGTAGAAGGCGGTAGATTCAAGAAGGCCGCCCGGTCCCAGAAAACCCTCATAGATCCTACCCTTTCCAACCATTTTAGTACTAATTCCTACCTTCTGAAAATCACCCAACATTAAAGTGTTGTTAATATTTACCGTCCAAAAAGTACGGTTTTGCGTTGTTTTTCAGTGTATTTGTGACTTTATTGTGTCTAATAGGGTAGTAGAAACTGGTAGATTGTAGGCGCATTTTGATGTGTAATACATCAGATGGATGTAAAAAAATCGTAGTTCTACCGTGATTGGGACATTAAATTTGGTGACAACTACACATCGCTTAAGGAGGTCTTTAATGAATTTAATAAGAGAAATATATAATGGTGGACTTATACCAGCAGATTCAGTAGGGCGCCGGTCGGAAAAGTATTCTCTGATCAGAGAACAGGCATACATAGCACAGCAGAATTTCATTGCTAAGCTGCCATCAGAATTACATGATCAATTTGAGGAATTAATGGATCTTCAGATGAATCTCTTAGTTGCCGGTCAAGAGGAAGGGTTTATTGAAGGTATACGCCTTGGAATCCGCTTGATGTCCGAGGCATATGATGTAGATTAAAGCGATTGGCGGGCCCGGTCATCCGGTACCCGCCTCGTTACATTTTAGTTTGACCGTGGACATGGACGCCTATTCCATCTCCCGTCTTCAAATCCTACTCTATAACCATCATTAAAACCTTCCCGATATGCCCAACGCCTCTCATTGGCGCACGGGTCCCAATTGTTACCCCAGTTTCCGCCCCAGTTATTTCCTCCACCAGAACTGAACCACCACGGGCAGCAACAGCAGCATCTACAGCAACATCTACAGCAACACATTCTTTTCTCCTCCTCTAATATAGTTTGTACTATATTATATGGGACAGATAGACAAGGTGTTACTGCTTCCCTTCTTCCTGGATCCTTCTCCAAATCCTCTCAAATTCACCCGGCTTCGGCTTCGGGATCACATCATCTGGAACGTGTTTCTCAGCCCATTCATACTCTTTCAGTAGTTCCTCTTCGTCAGGTTCTTCTGGCGGCTTGTCCTCTCGCTTTTTATCCATACCTATCCCCTCCTTTATAAGGACATTGTACTGCCGTATCCACCAAAAAGGATGTGGTAAATTATGGTATTTATTCTCTGTTCTTTCCATAATAATGATGTCTATTCCCCCCCTTCACTTTACGTATTATTTTAGAGTTTATAACTCTAAAAGTCAATAGAGTATATAACTCTAGGGTACAATGTGGATGGAGGTATACCATGCATTACACAACGCGATTACGGTCACTGCGAGAGGACCATGAATATACACAGACCTACATTGCCAGTATCCTGCATGTGGGCCAGCGGACTTATGCGGATTACGAACTGGGCAATACCAGGATCCCGCTTGAATCTATGATCAAGCTTGCAAAGCATTATGATGTCAGCATGGATTATATATGTGGGTGCAGTGATATCAAGTCACACTTTCCCACAAAGTAGACGGCGAGGACCGATAATCCCCGCTGTCTTTTTTATTACGCTCCCATCCCCGGCCACCGCAGCGCCCCGTCCTGATCGGGCGTCAACACCACCGGATCCATGGACAACTTGCCGTCCTGATCCAGATAATACCACTTCCCACCGCTGGCCTGCAGGCCCTTTACCATTGCGCCATCAGCACCCAGGTAGTACCAGTCACCCTTGTACTGATACCAGGTGTTGATCACCATGCGACCGGCGCCGTCAAACCAGTACCACTTACCGTCTGTATACAGGTACCAGCTATTGCGGACTGGCTCCCCGGTGTTGCCCAGGTAAAAGCTTCGGGAACCGTCTGTGTTATCCTGCCATCCAGATCTCCTCGGCTGCTCCGGCTCCGTCACTGCATCATCCTGTATGTATCGCTTCACAGCCACCAGGCCCTTACGCCAGCCCCCGGACGCCCAGGAGTTGTACCGGCTCTTGCAGTAGGCGGTCAGGTCTTTGTAGGACGGTCTTCCGCTGCCATGTCCGCAGATAATACCATCTCCACAGTACATCTCCACGTGGCCGATCCGCTTTGGCCTGCTGGCATCCGTACCGGCAAACAGCAGCATGTCCCCTGATCGTAACCGGGACGTGTCAGGGATACCCTGGGCTATGTCCGCATCCACCGTGGTCAGTTTGGTAGAGTTGTACATGCCCGCAGTATTTGTGACCCCGAAGCCTTGCCCTGCCTGCTGATAAGCGTAGCAGATGGATGATGAGCAATCACTGTAATATTTGCCGTCCTTGTATACCTTATAGCAGTAATCCCTCAGGGACTGGCTGTATATGTTGCGGCCTATGATCTCTGCGTACTTGTCAATCACGGCCTGTCTCCTTAATAATGCTGTCATGTCGTACCTCCATCAAAAAATAAGGCCCCAGAACAATCCCAGGGCCGTGCAGTTTCGTTATAAGCTACATACCAATTCTCCGCTTGTTCCGGCATTATAGGGTAATCCATCGTCCCCGATCTGTATATCAATATCCGGGGTAACTGCCGATTCCAATGCTTCTGATATACTGATATATTTCCTGTCCTTCCATACTTTTAGTCTACTGATTTTCAGTGTATCAAAGTTATAGTATTGCTCTCCACTTGCTATCGCTTCCGTAAGAGATTGACTTGTAGTATAGTATTCAGGATTCTTTGTTACTGATGTTTTTCTATCACCCGTATTTATGTATAGATATCCAGAGTATTTTTGGAGGGTACCAGGAGATGGAATTGCATTGTATTCCGATACTTCATCATAGTTTGTTTTAAATGTATCCTGTGTCAATAATACCGTCAATGGATAAGACTTCAGTATAGATGGATCCGTTTTGAACACCCTGCTATATCGCTCTACATTCGCGCTTTGAGAGGATGGAGTATGATTCATACATAGATAAAAGGATTCATACGTATCAGCGTTAAACTGTATTGTAACGCCACAGGTGCCGGTGTTATTACTCGGAGCCTTGCTGGTGATCATGTGAGTACCCCCGATGTTGTCTTTTGATGGATAGGAATATCCTTCAATGGTAGCCAGTACAGTGCTGTTTTCATTTAGGCCAGATAGTGGAACATATGCTATCTTCCTGCCAAAGTCGTAATATTGCTCAGCTGTTGGCGTATTGACTGTCAAGGTTGCAACATTTGATTCAACGCTATTCCCGAAAATATCTGATACTACACACTTATATTGTCTGCCATTGCGTACACCTAAGGCTTCAACCGTTAACGATGCTCCCGTAGATGCATCCATCCATTTGTTGTTTGTATAATATTTCCATTGATAGGACATGTCTGTACCAGTAGCTTCAATATCAAAGGATGCATATTCACAAGCATTTGCTGTGACATTCTCTGGCTGCCGAGTTATAACTAAGCTGGTACCTACCAGGATTGATAGGATACATGTAAGCCCATCATGATTTATAGTAAAAGTGTTTATTCCCGCTTTTAATATGAGATCAGCTTCTGTGATCGTAAAATCTGATATGGTCTGTTTTGTCCCGTCTGCCTCTGTTAGGGTAACATTTATTAATGATTGATCAACCGTGTCTCCAACTGCCGGAGTTTTATTGCTATAAGTAGCTGAAATGTAACGTCCGGTTTTCTCCGTTCTTATAAAGAAACGTTTAAGAGTTGCTTTTAAAGGACGATCCTTCGCTGATCGGTTCAATAGGTATATACTGTTTCCAGTGATTGCAGCACGGGTGAAGTGACTTAATGGCTGGGTCGTTCCAGGCGTATTATAGTCATTCATCTCTGAGACAACGATTTCTTCTTCCGTGCCTCCAGACGGTGTACGGGTATATCGGAAAGATGAGCAAGGCTGGGAAATATCGTCAAAGCGCATGGTCAGCTTAAGATTGCTATAGGAATGCTGTGTGCTAAGCTGCGGTGTTCTTCCTACAACTGTAGTATTATCGTCATTTGTATATTCAATAGCAATGTACTTTCTTGAATCATCATCGCATATCACATAGCAGTCATATATATCATCATTCATCATGATGAATCGACCTCTGTGGTTTATTGTAGTGAATGAGAAATCCGCAAACTCCATACCGATTTCAACGGGACCAGATAATTGATCAAGTCCAAGATTACTTATAGTAACCAAACCGGTGCCGTCTGTATTATTTAGATATCCGGCGGAATTAAATCCGGATGTTGCAATACCAGTAAAACCTGACAGGCTAACTGTTGCATGTCCCATTTTATCATTGGCAACAAGGTTGTCATTTGAGCCGGTAAAGTCAATGTCAACATGATAATCATATTCTGGTCCAGGTGCTTCTTGCACTTCATGATAGAAGGTAACTTCATCCCTTACTTCAATACCATTCTTGGTGCCTTTTACGACAAAGACTTCATCGGATGTAGAGGAAGAGAAGGAGACATTATTAAACTCCCAGACAACGCCACATTTTGTAGCTGTGGTAAGTGTGGCGATCAATGTGGTCCCATCTGCCCGGTAAAGTGATACCGAGTCCGTGTTCGCATAGACCTTGATGGATATTGTATCTGGACGCACTGCAGTAAATCGGCGGCTTGTAATGTAGATCATCGGTTCAGGGTTCCAGGCAGCCTTATATAAGAAAAAGGAATCTTTCTTAACCTGTCTATCCCGCGTGATGAGCCCTTTATTGTTTGTATAGGGCATCCGGCCCTCGTTTCTCCCGGATACCGCAAAATCAAACAGTACCCAGAGCGAGGTGAATACCAGCCATGGCTTGGCTTGGATCTGCTCTAAGTGAGACTCGTGGAATAGATTCTGATACTCTTCATCATGAACAGCTCCGCCGGTTCCGGTTGTGGTGGTTGTCAAAGGAGTCTCGCTGTGGGTTGCTGGATTCCCACCGGCGCCATATTCTGTTAATGCGAGAAAAGGCCTATGGTTGTGATAATGATCCAGGGCAGTAGTAAGCCCATTAAAATTACCATAGTACCATCCATAATATAGATTGAGTCCGATCCAATCAGCCGACCAATCAGCCGAATTTGCCGGGGTATTGTTAAAGGTGTTTGGATGTGCAACAAAACCAATAAACCTGGTGCTATCCAGTGTCTTTGCATATGTGTACAAAAGGTTATTCCATTCCAGCGCTTTTGAATAGCTATAACCTCCTTGTGGATCTCCGCCGCCTTTCCAGTGGCTTCCATTCAGTTCATTGGAAAGTCCCCAGAAAACAATGGAGGGGTGGTTGTAGTGATTTCTTATCATACTTGCCAGATTGGTTTTTATGCAGTCATAGTATTCCTGAGTGGCATTTACGCCGCAATGATTCACCCATGGAATTTCAGTCTGTACAATCAGGCCGAGTTCATCACATTTTTGAAATGCATATTTATCGTGCGGGTAATGAGCCAGCCTAACTACATTACAGCCAATATCAATCACGGTAGAGTAGTCAGCATCAAAGCAGTCTTTGGTCATAGCAGACATGACTCCCGGATAATCCTGATGCATTGCAACGCCTCTCAGCGGGTAGCTTTTATCATTCAGTAGAAAGCCGTTTGCTTCATCCAGAGATATTTTGCGGAAACCAATGCGGTCGGAGAGTGTGTCTACCAGAATATCACCATATACGAGAAGATCCAGCTTGACGATATATAGGAAGGGATCCTTAATACCATTCCATAAATGTACAGAGGTTACGTCAAATGTGGCATCATAATTGTAACTTCCGGAAGATGGCAGCATAACATTTTCAGAATCAGAGAGTATTGTATTCCCGGTCGATCTCTCATACAGTGTCATTCGGATAACCGCATTGATGTTTTTTACTCCGGTATTATTTATTTTAGCCTTTATAGACAACTTGGCGCTGGCATTGCTAGTGCTGCCAATTGTAACAACGGATGGAATAATGTGCATTCTTGAATCACCAAATTCGACTGCATCAAAGCCAACCAATGACTGGGTAAAGAGATAGACATCCCTATGTAGCCCGTTATTAAAGTTGAAATCTGCTGATACTGGTATCAGGTTAGTATCAGCAGTATTATCACACATTATCTTTATTTTATGTGCGCCGGATGTAAGATTGGCAAGCTTAACTATAAAGGGCGTGTAGCCGCCTTCATAACTGATAATCTCTACGTTGTCTACATAAACAGTGGATTTCTGTCCGGCCGCTTCAAATATAATATAAAATACCTTCGTTCCATCATCATTGGATACAACTAAATCTTTACTATACCATGTCTTCCCACGGTACATACTTTGGCTTGCCCCATCCGATTGGTTGCAGGTATGGGGGAGATTGACGATTGTATATGTAGAGTTATCTTTTGTAAAACTCCAATTATCTGACCAATTGACAACGGAGTATGTGGAGAGGCCGCTGATGACGGGATTGATCAACCCCAGTTCAATCGCACGGTTAATGATACATTCTACCATATGATCCATTGATATTTTTTTCTGGATATCTTCGCTGATTACAATCCCATAGTCTAATCCGGTAGCCTCCTCTAAGGCGTTGATGTCTGTTCCAGGATTTGATTCAAAGTAAGATTCAACAGCTACAGATATTTGTTCCGGAGTTACAGTTCCAACTGCTTCCGCCTTTTCAACCGCTTTATTGACCGCAGCAATGGCGTCACGAAACAATTCTACCTCCTCTGGCTTGTCGAACGCTTCTGGCTTAGACCGTGTATTTATCCATATCTGTGCAGTCTTGGCAGTCTGGCCGCTGGTCTCATCCGCCAGGTACACCCACACATGGATATAATAGGGCTGTACCTGGTCCCCCTCCAGGAGGCTGTCCGGAATCACTACCTCCGTCACGCCATCCCTAGTAGTGCCGATACGGGTTACGGCCTCCCCGCCTGACTGCTGTAGGGAAAAATGTATCTCCGCCGCGGTCGGAAGATCCAGCCCCTGGATTCTCAGGGTCTGACCATAATCCCATTGCCACAGTCTGCCTGATGCCTCTCCATAGTCAGATCCATCCTTAAATAATACTGTGATCATCTCATACCTCCGTAATAGAATACTACATGTCCATATGTGCTATGCGCTTCATTCTATTCTGATTTCTTGTAACCTGTTCTCTCCCATATTTCTTTTAACCGTTCCCAGCCATCCATGGATACCAAGGCAACCACAAAGGCCGCAATCATGCATCCAAAAATCATCCACCATGTGATTGGTTGCTTTTTCCATTCCATCAATGCAAGGAAGGCTACAGGGCACAACACCAAAGACAATACAATAACCACTGCCGATGTTGGCAACCTGTCCAGTCCCGGCCATGCTTTAATCACCTGAGTGATGACTGATACCAGAAAAGCCATTAATCCAACAGCAACCAGCAAATATGACATATACTGCATCATTACATTAATATTCATAATCTTATTCCTCTCTATCTCTTTCCAGATCGCCAATCCTATGATTGACAACCTTGATCTGCTCCTGAATGACTGCCTGTGTCTCCTCCAACTTGTATGTACGCTCAATCACCGTATTGTGCTTGTCCACTTTTTTCTCCAGCTGTTCAATCCGGTAATTAGTCAGCTTAGCGGATGCCAGGACGCCTATAAAAGCCCCAAATGCACTCCCTGCCAGGCCGATAAGCGCCACCATGATGTCTGTGGGTATCTGCATGTCATATACCTCACCTTCTTAATTAACCCCATTCGTTATCCTTTGAGATATCAGCAGATGATACCCCGAGTACTTCAATAACTGTATGATAAGTACCGTTTACATTCCCTCGAAAAGGATAAAACCATATCTCCCCATTAGACTCCCGCCATATTTCCATCCACACTGTCTCATACGCCTGTCCTATATATTTGGTTACTATGACGGCAGCTTTCCTTACATTGCCTTTCCTAAGGACCACATCTGCTTCTGCACCGGCACCAGATGTATCCTGATAAATTCTTAAGACAACTGAATTATAACTGCTGTAAGGTGCCCCGCAGGATACTCCCTGTCCCTTGTAACTGTCCTTGGAACCGGATGGTTTATAACTGGTATAAGAAACGTTCCCATTGTAGATGACATTACTTACCACATCAAAATACTTACGGTTTCCGGGGACATTAAATATGTTCTTGCCTGATATGATATTGGCCGCGATTAGGTCACTATCTCCCTTTATAGTCTGTGTTCCGGCAAGCCTCTGTCCAGCTGCAATGGTCTGATCAGATACGCTTGGTGTGTAGATTGTTTCCGGCAGTTCAGGCATAGCACCATTCTGGGCATTTCCATCAGCATCCACATAGACCTTATTTTTACGTACATCTGCTGGCGTGACGGTGATCAGGTCAAGGTCCGCACCCCCGCCCCCTACCAAGCTAATCGGTACATGCGCCATTTAAACCACTCCTTTCAAGCCAAGCGTAATGTCGACCGCTGGCTTTTGTGTTGCCCTTACGGTTATCTTCCCCGCTCCAGTCTCTACATCATAAATATAAGATACGGCTTTATTGATAGCCTTCTGTTGCGCCCTGGTACAGTTTGTTGGGTAGATGATCCCTACGCTGGGAACGTCCTCCGTTGTAATCCCAGCTACTGCCACAACCTGCGTATATGGTGCCGCGCTTCCTGTCCAGCTGGCTGCGGTAAGGGTTATGTCCTTTTTTCCATTTGCGCGGATGAGACCGTCCTGATACTTCTTTAGTTCTGTGTCAATGATGTCTGCGTTAAAATTCAGATCAGCTACATTGATATATAGATTTCCTTCCGGTTTCTTAAGTTTATAGTTCGTTGTCTCGCTCATAGATTCACCGTCCTTATTCCTTCCCATGTATATGCCGAAGCTTCATCCCACGTCATATGGCTTATGTCGTTCCATGTATTATAGAAATACTCATATTCAGCCGCCAAATGCGCCGGCTTGATCTCTTCTATAGTCATCTTCAACCCATCCATGTTTTGGGGGATCCCCAGCATTCCAACAAAACTGACTGTAAACTTATGGTTTGGCGCATCTTCTGTGATCTCTACTTCCCCATTAGAGTAACGGCTCGCCACATCCATGAGCATAGCTTTCGTGACTGTTCCCGTGCCTGACATCTTGGCTGTTATGCGTTCCCTGCGAAATGCGTCTGATTCAGATATGCTGACTTTTAAGCCGAACATCTTCTCATACCGGCTTAGGAGACTGCTGGCTGTTGATATGAAGCACTCAGAGATAGTGTTGCTGAGTCCATTTTCCAGATCATCCGTGGCCTTTCCCAATAACTTCTGTAGTGTCTGCATTGTTATATTCCTATCATATTTTGGTGGCAATAGATCAATCAGTTCCAAGTGTACTTACCTCCGTCAACTCTATGGTTCCCCTGACCGCCACCTGCTTCCCGCCTACAGCTACATTCCCAATGGAAGAGTTGACTTGGAAATCCTCAAAGTCCTCCACTCCGGGAGTGTCTAACAATAAGCTTCCCAGCTTCGCATAGCTGATGCGGTAAGTATTAAAAGCGGCATCCTTCAAAAAGGTGTCAACCGCGTCACCATACGCATCCTCCACTTCTGAAAGGGTCTGGGTTCCATCTAAAGTTATGTCCGCTGTTATATTGATAAGCAATGCTTCCGGGCTTGCTACCGTGACCGTTGCACCAATCGGGCGCACCGTCTCAATGTATGCGGCCACATCATTGGGAAGCGATGCGGATATCTCTTTATTACTGTCTAACACCAGCACTGTCACGCTGCCTGGTCCACTGTCCAGGGGGAATACCTTTGCCGCGCCGGTCCCAGGCACCTCCAATGCCCATGCCAGATAGTGATCAGCGTTTCCGGATGTTGCTGGCAGGCGCACCCTGACATAAAATCGTTCACGGAAAGCATCATCCGATTCCTCATCTGCACCAGCTGACACAATATCTGTCAGGTTAGCCGTGATCCCGGCCACATTAGATATAGGCTGCATCAAGCCGGTAAAACGGTTCCCTTCTTCCCCCGCGGTATCGCATTCTGCCTCATACATGGTATCCCCAAGGCGGCGCGTGATTGTATACGTAAGTCCGTTGATGCCCCAGCGCGTCCCTATATCCACAAATGCGGTAGTCTCTATCTTCCTTACAGCCTTCGTAGCCTCTTTACGGACCAGGCCATAGGCCGCTGCTGCCCGATCCAGATACTCTGCTATGGCAGTATCTGGGAGCACTAAGTCAGTGAAATTCTCCAGTTGAAATTCCATCTGCGCAATAAAATAGGCACATGGAGCAAGCGCATCATATATGATGCTCCCCTCCCGCTTCTCCACATCACTTGGTACCCGGCTCAGCATCTCCTGTAATATTTCTTCATATGCGGAACTCATACTGCCACCTCCGTCCCGATCTCAATCTCACCGTAAATACTCGCAACACTGAAGGTACAGCGGCACAGATCTCCGGAGAAATCAAACACAAAACCGTCTACCTCCAGGATCCTGTCATCTTGCAATAGCGCCTCCTGGATCATCCGCTTCATCTCTGCCCGCACATAGGGGCGCTCCTCTCCGATCAGTTCCTTCCAGGCAATCCCGTAGTTAAAACTGTAGATTGGGTATTCATATCGCTCTGTTGATAATATCTTATAGATAGCCTGCTTCAGGGAATCCACTCCATCCACAAACCCTTCTATCTTCTCTTCCGATAGTTTATATGTCCTCCCCCCATAGCTTCGTTCCTGTAATACCAGAGATGTCGTAAGTTCTGCCATAGTCAGCCTCCTGTCTCATCCGGCTCGCTGATGATCTCAAGGATGTAATATTCACGCCCTCTGTCATTCCTTAGTAGGCGCACCTTGTCCCCAGATACCAGCTTTGTCTTTACATTACCTGTTATCATGCCTAATGGCACCGGGAGTTCACCTATCATAATAGCTGCCCCGTTATATATCCCCATCAATACAGCCGCCGGTTTTCTGGCAGCCATATAATTGTCAACAATGGTTTTTATCAGGTTGAAAAATTCCTGCATGCTCCCCTGGTCACTCATCTGCAATCACCTCCACCGACATGGTGTGTACCGGCAAGAAATTATGTGTGACTTTCCTTACGATCAGACGCCTGTTAAGCCCTATGTCTTCTATGCTGCCATAGATACTGTTCCCGGCGCGGACCCGCAGATCCCCTACGCATTCCAGCTTCAGAGTCTCCTTCTCATGGTTATACAGCCTCAAGAGACCATTTGCCCTATCCTGCGCTTTGGCTGCGTTGTCAACCCCTGATGGGGAGGATTCAAGATACAGGAGCAGCCCATACCGGTTGACTGATTCCTGATCAACTGCCGTACCGACATCCGTCACTCCGCTTTCTTTATCCTCCCATACAACTTTGATCCGGTTGTAAAAATCTTCGTCTATGGATTTTTCCCAGCCGTACCCAGTACACAAACTGTTATCCCCTAATACAAGAGGCGTCTGAAGATTACGCATGTTCCACAAGCACACGGAGCCGTATTCATCTCTTAGACAGTATTTCTCTTGTGTTCCGAGCAGCGTATCAGACACTGCCTGGTACATATGATCAAGCCATGTTTTGTTGTAGTCTGCGATCGTGGGCAGTATATATCCTGGTTCCTCCATGGTTCCCGGCTTGAGTGAGAGGAACGCACACATGTGTTGCGCCAGCCCTTTCAAGGATCCTTTTTCAAACACTACCATATCCTTATGTTTTGCATACCTCAACTGGTCATAAGCCTTAACCTTAATGATTCCGCTCTCGTCACCGGATACCTTAAATATTTTTCCAAAAAAGATACCGTCCTCCTGATCATGATCCGTCAAGCGGATGACATCTCCATTTTCCAAAGTAAGGCCGTCTTTGATATATGAAACCTCCAGGCTGCTGGCGCCATCATTAAGCACATCCGACCACGAAACTTCCGTGCACATGTCGGATATGTCATAGATGTAGCCCTGTGTCTCCACTAATATTTCCATGTGCGCCTCCTATACTGGTATGCTCAATACCTGCCCCACGCTGATGACGTCAGGGTTTACAATACCATTTGCAGAAGCAATCTTAGGATACTGCGCTCCGTTGCCATAGTATTTTTTGGCAATCCCCCAAAGCGTATCGCCTGATTGTACCGTATGTGTCTTGTTATCGGTCACTGCTGGATTTGCAGCCTCACTGCCGGCGGCCGTATCCTCCTGCTTAACCGTAGCGGTCGGGGTCTGGACTGCCACATACCGTTTGCTGGTACCTTTGTGTTCAAGCAAGGTCAGGGATATGTATTTATCCCCTTCCTCTCCTGCCTTTTCAACAACTTCCACCCCCTTCACCAATACCCTCACGCTAATATCGTCCGTAATATCATTGGACGCAATGAAGCGGATAGGCTTTTTATTTTTCTGGGCCTTACGGAACATCTTTTCATAATAATCTGCATCAGCCCGCGCTCCTGATTCGATATAATGATAATCCTGGCTAGGGAACTCTGCCTCAAAGCTATATTCCTCCAATTCGCAATAAGCTGGAATGGAGACCTGCCCTGTGCCAAGCACCTGGTAAGTCTCCACATTAAGATTTCTCGTCCGTTTGATCTCTTCCGGGTTGACCGGAAGCTTATATTTCTTGTTATCATACTTGAAGTACACAGAATACGACATTATGCCGGCACCCCCTCTGGCGCGGTTGCGATCGTCTCTTTTAGCCGTTCGACCATATGATCCACAACACCGTCCGTATCCGCTTCTTTCGTGATTGGGCCGCTAAACTCCACTTTGATGTTGGGAGCAAGGGTATTTTGTGCAATCCTGGCCACATAGTCCCGCTCCGCCAGCTTACGCATCCACTCAATGTCCTCTTCATTTTCAACCTTCACAGCCCCATTTTTTCCTTTGCCCTTCACGGTTGCAGGGCTCCCATCTGTAGCAAACTGGCTGAAGTCCATATCTGTGCCACCCAGATCTGGTACGAAACCGGAAAGAAAACTTGAGCCCATCTCCCCAAGGGCAGCTCCTTTATTATATCCAGCTGCCGCCATAGCGGATACGTCCATAAGCTCTGGCTGTTTTATAAACTCTTCCCATCCACTTTCGTCTTTAATACTACCAATTGTATCCTCAAGGCTAGACCTAAATCCTTCTAACCCTGACGTAATATCAACTGTAACTCCTGGAATTTTATTAATAACATTTTCTATGACCTTAGCCATATTGATCACATAATCTATACAGGTCTTAGCCATATCCAGGAACAGTATCTGTACAGCTGCCACAGGATTGCTAAATACATTCCCGATAAAGTTCCCTAGCATGGCAAATGCGTTCCAGATAGGGAATACAAACGTATTAAAAAGATTGGCTGCCAGGAATCCAAACGCGCCACCGATTAATCCAGTTGCACTGACAGAAGTTCCCGCGAAGAGATTTATTGCCGCCACCCCTGCATAAAATGCCGCAATAAGCAATATAACAGCTCCGATAATCCATGTAATAGGGCAGGCAGTTAACGCGGCATTAAACCCTTCTTGAGCCCATATCAGCATGAATATGGCTGCATACTCCGCCCAGTCAGCTGCCGCTTTCAATGCCATAGCTGCAACATTCTTCAACGTAGTCAGCCACGCGATCCCGGCTGTCGCATTGTACACTAACCAGGCACCGGCCAGCCCCAACACAATGGGCGCAAGGACGTCCAAATGGTCTGCAGCCCATCCAATCCCATTAAGGAGCATGCTAAAACCTTCTGCTGCCATGTAGATCAGTCCCGTTAGATTCATAATCGCAGCCTGTCCCATATCGGAATTAAGCATAGCATTGGCTTTTTCAAATACATCTCCGAACGCCTGCATTCCGGTGTTCTTTATTTTCTGCCAGACATCTGCAAAAGTCATGGGCATCTGGGCAAACTTTCTATTAATGTCGCCTGCCGCATTAAACATTGCACCCTTGATGATGTCCGCCGTAATAGCCCCATCCGATGACAGTTCCTTTAATTCACCTTTGGTAACCTCTAAATACTGCGATATCGCATTGGCCACCATCGGCGCATTTTCCATAATCGACCGGAACTCATCTCCCTGTAGTTTTCCGGAAGCCATTGCCTGTGTCAACTGAAGGAAGGCCGAATCCTGCTCTCCTTGGCTGGCTCCAGATACCTTTAGTGACTTCTGTAATAACTCAGTAAATCCCAGAGCCTCCTCATTACTTCCAAATGATTCTCCTGCAAGCATCTTCATCTTAGCTGTCGCATTGGCCATCTCCACGTAGCTGCCCCTTGACCGGTCAGCAGCAGCGAACACTGCCGTCTGCAAGGCCTTCTGTTCTTCCAGACTTCCGGTAATCATAGATAGCCGGGCACTCGTATTCGTATATGTATCTGTCAGATCCATACCTTTCTTTGCCGCTGCCAGGCTTACCACGGTGCCGATCAATTTCGTCAATCCGGAGCTGGCCATGCTCGCTGCTGCTCCTGTGTTCTTCAATGACCGGTTATATACATCCGTTCCCTTACTCGCCTTTCCTACAGCTGCCGATGCCTTATCGGTACCCGTTACGATCTTATTAACAGTTGCACTATACCCATCGAATAACTTAAACATTGCCTTTAGTGTTGCCATGGATCCACCTCCTTACATCTTCATCCTTGCGGCCTGCCTCTTTTCCTCTTCCACCCTCAAGTCAATACTTGCATACGTGAATGCTCGTTCCTTTTGTCCCATAGGATCATCCGCTCCGCATACACCAGATAAAACGCCAGCCCTTATTCCCAGTTTCTGCAGGGCGAAGTGAGCATAATTCAGCTCCGCATCGCCCTGCTTTATCAGTTTTTTGCCTCTTCAATGTCGTCATTGATGTCTTTATCCAGCCCTGACAACTCCTGTACTTCCTTCATAAGGTCAGCATATTCACCGACATACAGCATCTTAGCCAATAACTTTGACTCCCCGATCACTCCGTATGCTCTCTGTAATTCATCACTCTTCAAGTCAGGTTCCACCACAGCTGTAGACACAAGATCCTGGTTATATGCTACCCTATCGAAATATTCATTTTCCTTTTTTTTGTCCTTCTTGGTGTGTTTACGAATGATCGTTTCATTTTCATCCTGACTAATAGGACGGATTACAAACGGCACTTTTTCTCCGTTTTCCTGGAATCGATCCGATATAAAGACTTCTCTATTCTCAGTCTGGATTGGGTTTAAAAATGCTTTTAAGCTGCTCATACTATTCTTCCTTTCTACAAAACAAAAAAGAAACGCCTATGTTTAGACGTTCCCCCTATTCGTTATTAACTATTCATTGCCTCATTTATCGCACGTTTTGTAAGTTCAAAAGCAATTTCCAACTGACTTTCATCCATACATATGTTTTTTTGTTTTCCGCCTTGTAATATGATAAAAGTATCGTGCGAAATTTTCTTTGCGGCACTTATCTTTTTCAAATTATACTCAAATCCATCATTCTGGGATACAAAAACAATTCTTTTATTGGTCACAACATAATCGCCATCATTAAACTTCATAACATTCTGTCTGACTGTCCTCCCCCTGTTGCTTCCAGTCCTGACAGAAACTCCCTTAGCAACCCTTATGCTTACCCCTGCGTTCCCTCCCGCATATCCCATCACCTGTTCTTTCTCAATAAATGTCTTTGCTGGAACCGCAAATAAAAGCCGCTCATCTTTCTGTAAGAAAATATCATCATATCTTACCTGTGGAAGGCCTCCTTCATTGCTGCCAGATTCAACTATGTATGGATTTACATATTTAGTAACACATGGTAATTGATCACCTCTCCTAACTGCCTTTTTTGTGGTGACAAAAACGATAATCATAAAGATAATTGTCCCAAGAAAAAAGCCAAGTAATATCGATAGAAATATTACATTTCCTATACTTTGACCAGTTTTATTAATACCGTTAAAAACCAAACCAAGCCCCATTGCTGTCACAGTCCAACATATAAAGAATTTTAAGGTAATGCCCCGTCTATTCCTTTCCATAACTATATCCCCCAAGCCCATTAATACCTTTATTATAGCTGCAAAATCTAGATGAGACAATATATAAATGCTTTATCTCATGTTTTCTGGAAGTACATAGCTTTCCAGCTCATCCACATCATCAAATGTAAAATCAGAGTCTGTTGTATTCAGGTCCTCGCTTCCATCCTCCAGATATGCCACCGGAACTTTAGCTAAGATACAGTTGCGCATAACAACCGTCCTTCTTCCTATAGTGGAACTCTCATCCTCATTGTTGGTCTGGATGCTGATCTGCGGCACCTTTCCTTCTTTGATATACTGCTGATAAACTGCTAAGGACGTAGGACTGATATTATACATAGTAATATTTCCCTTCCCTTCAGCCCCTACCACCTTATGCTGCTTCATCCTGTGTCCCAACAGCTTTCTAGCTAATACTGTGAACTCGATATTAGCTTCAATTTTGGACAGTTCAAAGAAATACCGGTTCTGTCCATCTACCGTTATAAATGCGCTGCCCTCGCTTCCTGTCACCAGATCTGCAAGCTTCGTGTAGTTTTTCCCTGCCATTGCGCTCCTCCTTATGAAAGATTAACTGTTATATATATCTTCTCGACACTGTCAACGGGCTGCACGGCGGCAGTCACTGCAACTGCATCTGTGTCAGTTCCGGCCATGATCACCACGTCATCTGTTTCAAAATCCTGGACAGCGCTCATGTTCTGAAGGGTATTAAAATAATCCACCAAGGCAGCCTTAAAAATTGACCGGCCATCCTCGTTATTGTCAACCCTGCCTACATAACAGCTCTCAAAGATACTCGTGATATCATTTGCAATATTGTCCAGGGTTCGGATCACCCGGTTTTTCGTAAACATCTTTCCTTTGTCCACCGTGACCGTGGTCAGAGAGTTGATATCATACACGACCGTAACATTCTGGGCTGAATCCACCTTGAAGATAAACTTCCCTGCCTTGACAGCTGTCTCCATCTCAGATCTTGTCATCCTTGGACTCACATCGACCGCACCCACGTACTTCATGCCAGTATTAGATGTGGTAATGCTGGCACCAGCCGTTGCTCCTGCCACCCACGCTGTTGCTTCAGCCGCCGACAGTTCTGAACTGTCCGACATTACAATCCCCTGCACTACATTAAGAATTCCCTCACTGTCTGCCGCATGGTTGGCAAGGACCGCTTGACATTTGATGCCCTCATCATCTCTCATGGACTTGACCCATGTCGCGATAGCTGTTTTATTGGCTGTCTCTGCATCCCCATCATATGGATAGCAAAGCACATTAAACGATACGGTCTTTAAGGCCGCAAGCGCAGCCGTCACATCATCAGCATCATGTGTGGCAGGCAGTTTATACACAATAACTGTTTTAGCCTTTTTCAATGCTTCTGTTGCCAGTTTCTTATCTATCGCTGTGGCTCCGTCTGGCCATGCTGATTCTGTTGCCGTGATCGTATACATAGCACCATCAGTACCCGCACTCATTTCCTGCAGGATAACAACGATCCCGCGGTCCCCTGGTGTAATAGACAGCGGCTCATTTGTCCGGATATTAATATAGGCTCCAGGCAGTACCTTGTTTTGGGATTCCCATGTTCCCGCCATAGGTTATTCCTCCTTTATGTTTGTTTTCTGTGACATAGTCTGCATTGCCGGTGTCGTATCCTCCAGGCATTCCCTGTAGCACACATCGAACATAAAATGCAGCACACTGTCTGTGATCTTTAAGTTCCTGCTCTTTATCTTGAAACCATCTATCCACAGTTCCCGCATGAGACCCTGCCCCATCTCCCAGCATTCCTCATTCTTCTCCCGCTTGTCTTCTGGGAAATAATGCACATCTACCCGGACAGTATTATTCAAACATCCATTGATTCCTCTGGAAGGATTCTGATCATAAAATTCGATCAAAAAGGACGGCCGCGTGAAGTTCTGCGGCACATCCTCCATGTGCACTGTACAGCCCTTAATACGTTTCAGGCCCATGGCAATACTTCTATAGATTTCATTTATCATGCTTGTTCTGCACCGCCTTAACTTCTTTTTCAAACAAGACCGTCATCCTTCTATCAATATACGTACTGGTCTTTTCCAGGACTTTTGTTCCCTTCTTCCATCCTTTTGACGGCCCGTTCTTTGTGTTCTTGATGTTGTGCCCATCGTTCCAAAAAGAAGCATATTCAGCATTATTGACCAATTCGGCTTCAACACCGCTTCCGGTTCTCTTGGTTGGTAACTTATGCCAATTCCATCGTAACCAACCGCCAACCATAGCACAGGCTGATGCTTCCGCACTTTTATGTATATCAAAACTAACTTCTGTTCCAGCTTTCGGTCCATTCTTAACAGTAAATGTCACAGGGTTTGGATGATCTCCTGTCGGGGTCTTTCTCTTCGCGAACGCCACTCCCTCATTCACCGCCTGGTTAAGTACGTTCTTGTCAATTTCCCGGATGTCCCCCAGCATTGCCAGTAACTCTTTGCGGAATTCTGAAAATGCTTTTGTGTTGTCGCTTTGATTACTCATGCATCATCATCCCTCCTTATCTCACACTGCCACTGGTATGTGTACGGATGGCACTCTCCCAGATCAACCTCAATCACCTTTCCGGCCCGGAGCGTAACTACCAAATGATCTCCCTCCCGGATATCCTCCTCCAACCCACAAAACAGCTTATGGCTGTTTACGATGGACGGGGCCGGAGCCCCCGTAGATACCTGGCCAGACGAACTGTACCGGCAGGGCCGGCCTTTAGACACCGGCGCCTGCTTCGGTTTCGTGATCCCATCAGTCTCTTCATCCTGCCAGCGGTACACGTCCATCCTGGCGTCATACATCACTGCATACGGATTGTACATATCCTCTCAACCTCCTGTGCCTGCGCAGGCCCTTCTTATCGCTCTCAGATAAGCCATAGATACTTGCCTTCGTATTTCCCTCCGTCTGAGCCCAGGTGATGCTTCCGTCACCTTCTTTGATGCTGGCGACTTCAGGACAGTATCCCGCCCCATTGGCCGCCTCGTAATCAATGATCCCCTTTGCTTTCTTACGGATGATCGGCTCCAGTATGTCCGGAATAAACGCCGAATCCAGATTGCAATAATCGCATACCGCCAGGATGACATCAGAAATCATCAGATCCTGCCTGTTATCTGAGAGTAGCCCCAAGTTTTCCTTGATCTTCTTAAGCATTTCTGATGATGTCATATCCCTACTCCTATCCCAGCTTATGTTTAAATGCTACGATCCTGATCTGTTTCGGCTCATATACCGGTTTCCAGTTCTCCGGCTTGGCCAGTTCTTCCCTGGATGGTCCTTCTGTTTTTGCAACAGAGGCACTTGTAAACGCAACCCCTCGTGGATGCAGGATGCTGGTCCGCCTATTGATCAGATAATCCACTCCCGATCCCTTACGCTTTGCGCGGTCTGTTTCGGTCGGTACGAATCCTACCGGGTTACCATTGCCCAAGGCCACGGCCCCATTACCAAACAGATATGTTGTATATACGCCGCTTGCAACAGGACAGCCGTCATCCACGATGACACGTTTACCCTGATATGTACCAAATGCAACGTCATTGGAGGGCTGTACAGTAGCGATCAGGTTCTGCTTTTTCAGATACGCCTCCGTGGCGCTGTGCATGCAAATACCGGTCAACTGCGCTTTGGCATCCCCCAGTTTCTGTTCTGCATCAATAAAGGCATTACCGCTCCAGTTTGCCGCTGCTCCAGACTTACCTGAGATATCCAGCAGATTGGAGTCCAGCCTTGTCTCTGCTGCCACTGGATTGTCCCCGGTCACAGCCGGGATCGTACCAAAGATACCGTTCAGCTCCGAGATTAGTTCTTTCTGCATATCCCTAGCCCAGAACTGAGCCACCAATGTAGCAATGGCTGCCATGGGGTCGGAACCGGCCATTGCCGCGGAAAGGTCAGTAGCGCTCCACATCTTGGCACGCCGGATGATAGCCGCCACATCCTTGTTGGAGGCGATCTTATTGTCTGTCAGATCGTTCCCCTCGATCACCTGTTCAGATTCTCCGGTCAGATCCTCGAAGAATGGCATATTGACGGTCGGCGCCGCCTGCGATGCAAGCGCATCAAATTCGCTGTTATTTGCAATGATCCCGCACTGCAGAAGCGCAGAAAGTTCCATGGTTCTGTTGATCACATACGGGTTAAAAAGTTCAGGTACGATAACGTCCTGTAAAGTTGTTCCTGGCATTTAATTCACCTTATCCTTTCTGTTATAGATTGATAGTTACTCCAGCTGCTGCTGCCAATACCTGGGCCTGGGCCGGATTCTCTTTCAGCAGTTTACCCTGCTCCGTCAGATTGAAACTGTCTTTTGCAAATGGATTTTTCGCCGGAGGAGTTCCTCTGCCAGCAGGCTTGTAATCTGCTCCTGGCTCTGTCTTAAACAGATGGGGAGAAGCTTCTTTCAGAGGCTTCACGATATCGTCAATCCCAACGGGGTTTCCGTCCTTATCGTATGTGAACTTGTCAAGGCCACCCTGCTTATAAATGATGTAATTGGCATCGACCGCACCAGCCTCTTTCAATTTGTCTTTCAGCGCATATTCCTTTACCGTATTGGCAGCCGCCTCTTCCAAAGTCTTTACTTTTTCCTTGTATGTGGTGACTTCCTTCTGAAGCGCCTCGTTATCCGTATTGTTTTTCTTCAACGTTTCAATAGTTGAATTGGCTTCCTTCAGCTTCCCGCTGACCTCATCGAAGCGTTCCTTTGGAATAAATCCTTTCATGGTTTCATTCCACACATCCAGGACTGCCTGGGCCTGCTCCTCTGTTAATCCCTTTGCCACTAAGTCTTCTTTTTTCATGGCTTACTGCTCCTTTCGATTCATCTTCACTTGTTGTCCCGGTCGTGTCCGGTGATGTCTCCCTCTTTTGCGCCTGGGATACCAGGAAGGCGAAAAAATAACACCCAAGATAAGATCCTGCGTGTTTATACCTCCGTTAAAGTGCGTATTTCACTGACCCTGACAAGAAGTGATTTACCTTCTGGTGTCTCACAGGATACAAATCCCAGTTCACCGCAAACAGCATTGATCCACTCCGCTAAGGCATTTGGATCCTTTTCACTCTTGACCGTGACTTCCCTATTGTCTGACAATCCAAGTCTAAATAACATATCTCTTCCTCCATAAAAATAACACCCAAGATACCCCTGCGTGCTTATTCCTCAATCCGATCCATTCCATACTCCACTGCACACATGTGCTCGATCTTACATCCCCTGAACTCATTCCATCCAGGCGCAAAGTAGGCAACATCAGCAGTGGCCAGATCCTTGATGCTTCTTGCCAGATATTCTAATGGCTTTGTACCTTCAGGGAAATCCGTATAGAAAGTATCAATTACTTCCACTTCTTCTCCTAAATACTCTTTGGCTGACCGGACGGCCTTTTCTCTCTCCGCAAGGATCTGTTCATCTGTCTTGTCTCTCATTGGCTGCGAAATAAATAATCTCTTCATTTTGTCCTTTCTTTCCGCTGCGATATCGCAGCAATAAAATACCACCGGCCATTACTGACTGGTGGTTATCTTCCTATGATCTTTTTCTTTCCCGGCTGTGGCCGTGTCTTGTAAAGTTCTTCCTTTCCCCCATAACACTTGGGAAATATTTTTGAAAGGTGATCCTTTACATCCTCATCCATTTTTAACCCACGAAATTCTTCTCTGCGCCGATCAAATTCCTCGTATGTAGTGATCTTTAACAGTTCCTCTTTTTGATTCATTTCACAGCCTCCTCGATCAGATCATAAAGTTCTCGACATTTGCCCTTAACCACTTCCGGATCTGCAATGTATTCCCGAAACGGCTCTGACACAAACTCCATCATCAGTTCATCACGAAAATTCCCATCGTTATCAAATGCATCCCATATAGTATCAGCATATATCCTCCCCTGATACTGAGATACAAACCTGTCATTTTCCAGAAGAAATATATCGACCGGATTGCCCTCATTATCATAATACGTCTCCGTTTTTATATCCCAGATGTCAACTTCTCCTATTATCTTCTTCCTGATCTGAGTTATTTTATCGGGATCCATCATTCTATTTTCAACCATATGACCGATCTCATGAACGATATCTTCCTTCTCTGCCCCTTTTGCTACATACAGTATATCACGAGTATAGTCGTACTGACTAGAGCCAATCTGGCCCACATCAATGATCGTACCAGAGTGGATCTGCTCCTGAACCCTTGGAGGAACTGAAGCGATCGCCTCATTTGCCGTCAACCTTTCCTTTGTTGTGTTTCCAGCTGTTTTGTTATTCCTGACCAGATAGTCCGCCTTCTTCTGTTTTATTTCCTCCCCCTTTTTTATATACTTTTGCTTCCACTCAGGGTAAGTCATATCTGCCGGCACCTCATAGACTTTTCCGGTTTCCGGATCCCTTGCTACGCGGGTCAGGTCCTCCAGGTCTGTGTCATCATAGTATGGTACATCCGTGCACCTGCAGAAACAATGGAACGGCGGCATATTCTTTCCCGTTACCGCTTCTTCCACTGAATAGATTTTCCCGTCCAGATCCCCACAGATACCGCAGGTCTTGCTGTCCAGCGTGGCCAAGATCTGGTATTTCTCCACATCATCCGCTTGATACCCGGCATGAGTGGCCTCGCTTATCAAGAAGGAACTCTCTGTGTGTAGCAGACGGTATGCATCAAACTTCTTGGAATTCATCTTCTTAGCAAAATCAGCCGCCAGCTTCTGTGGCGGGACTCCTTGTACCAAAATGGTTGTGACGGCCTCCATCAGTACCGTTTGGAGATGGTCCTTCTGCTTCCACAGACGGCTGGAGAAATTGGCGCCGTTGAAGGGGTACTCCAGGAGCCTTTCAACGGCCGCCGGGTCCACCTGTGCAAAATTGGAATGGAACCCACGGTACTGATCGATGTTGTACCAGGTGCGATTATAAGCCTCTCCGTACACCTCCTGCATGGTCTTCTCTGCTTCTGCCTGATAGTCCACGGCGTAAAGCTGCCGCAGCATGGCATCTACCTGGGCCTCCAATGCCTGGTAGCGGGTCATCCTGGCCTTGATAGACAGGTTATTGACCTCCTGATTATACTTCCCGATATTCTTCATGGAGAGCTCGATGAAATCCTGCAATTCCCCGATTTCTGCCTTGTCAAGCTGCCTTTGAGCCGCCGCATAGGTCAGCCCGTTTTCTTCTGCATAGCGCCAGTAAAAGGATTCTACCGTTTTCTGTAATTCACGCTTAGTCTGGTTGAACGCTTTCTCCAGCTTGGAGAAATACTGATTGACCTGCATTTCCCCGGCCTTATACGTTTCAAGCTGACGCTGCTCCCAGTACCCGGCCATTATCCATCACCACCTTGATCATCTGGAGCATCGGGATCTTTCTTTTGCTGCGGAAACATATCGGAAATTTCTTCCTTTCCTTTCTCCTCCTGCTCCTGGAATGCCTTCCAGCTCCGCTCAAAGTCTTCCACCCATGGATGCTTGCGCACAATGTCCTCATCTGCGATCACGCCTTTGCTCTGAGATGCGATCTGGGCCTCCTCCAAATCGTTTTTGACACTCGTCCTGGTCCATGTTTGGATGATGGTATCGTCCTTGATCGGGATGCCCATTACCCGACAGGCACAGCGGATGAACCGGCCAAAGCCCAATTTGAATTCAGTCTCCATCAAGCCGGCCTTGAGTTCCAGCAGGGAATAAAGAAAGCCCAGGGCAACGCCTGAGCTGTTTCCAAAGTTCTGCGGATCCGGGTCGATCCCTTTTCCCTGCTCAAAGATGCACTTTCTGGTGATCATAAGCAGTTTCTCCCGTGCTTCCACCGGAAGTTCAATGGTCAAGGTGGAAACGCCAGACCTGTCTTCCCCACCTTCGCTCTCTATCTGAATCGCCTTGTAATCCTTCAATTCCCGCAGAAATTGCCCCAGGTCTTCCCCACCGTAATTCGTCAGAACGAAGATGACCTCCTGGATATCCTCCAGATCATTGACAAAATCACTGAACACCTTGCAGTATACATCGATCAGTGGCTTGATATCATCAAGATCCCCTGTATCTGTGTTATTATTGAAGAATGGAAAGAACGGTACTTCCCCGACATCATGTGTAAACTGGTTGGACTGGCTGCTGCTCCCATCCGTATCGATCACAGTAAACGAGTAATATGGCATAAGCCCTTCATCAATCGTAAACCCGGCTGGTACTGCATAGGCCTGGCACTCCTTGTCATTCCAGTATTCATACACGTCAAGCTCCTCGCCCTCATCTGTCACATCATGATAGCAGCGGAGCACCCCCATCAGTTCCTTCTCCAGGCTCTTACTCCATACTGGAACGATCTCCCCGGAAGGGACAACTGCATACTTATATCTTCCGGATGTCTTATCTTTCCAAAGATGCAACCAGGCCACCGTAGCATTTGATGCATCTATGCACAGGTCCTTGCATGCCTTTGCATATTTGTCACCCAAGAACGTTGTGAGAGCCTTATTTGCCTGCTTGCTCCCAAGATCAAACAGCGGCGGAGCTGTGAACATGTAGGAGGCTTTTTGGTTCACCAGGAGGCCATGGAAGTTGAATGGGATCCGATTGTCCGCATTACGGAGCGGGTTTTCCCCTGGGTCCGACTCCTTCTTTTTAAGCGGTTTCATCAGAATATCCGTCTTGTTTCGGTAATACCGTTTCGCAGTCTCTGCCCGCATTAGGAAGTCCCCATGCCCTGCCATATGTTTCTTGATCAGTTTCTTGATCGCTTCAAGTACCATCTTATTTCTCACCTCACTTCATAACTTTCATCCCACTGCCCTTGCTGCAGTTCTCGGCAATACCTGTTGTGGCATCTGGGGCATCATCATGTTTGTTTTTTCCTTCTCTTTGGTATTTGATCATGGCATTATGGTACTCTGGCCAACGATTCTTCCAATCCTCCGGGAAGTATATGTGTTCCATAACCCAGGCTGAGTTGGAATATATCCTGGCCTGTTTGTTGTGTGTCTGCGTGAACCACTTTATCGTGGTATGATTGCTGCCCAGCTCCTGCTCCAGTATGCGGCGCACATTCCGGGCGAACCCGCGCCCACCATTGTTAGACTCAATCTTGGCTACGTTGACTTGCCCTTCCAGCAGCATCCTGGCCGTGGCCGGTTCCGTAACCTCCATAGGATCCTTGGTGTATAAGACATCCAGTATATAGGCCTCGTTGGCAAAGGTCACACCATAGTTAATGCTGCACAGATAATCTTCACCGGTATCTGCGGTGTCCGTGTAATTCCTGATCTCCTTGAACTGTGGCAGCTCCCCTGAATAGGTCTTGAAGCTGGTGTACAGTCTGCCCTTAAGATCAATCGGCTCTTGCTGATAGTTGGCTGATGCTATATCGGCTCCCATTGCCTTGATCTTGGCCTCGTAGGACTTCCGCGATAAAACCTCCGGGCACAGCATGGTCCCGTCATCCCGCAGGGCCTTCATGGAAATGTGACGTACCTTTGCCCCGGCCTCCCTGAAATGTTCCAGGGCCCGGCCTGCAAGGTCATCACTGGCCCACCGGGTCATAATGATGATGATCTTCCCGCCTTCCTCCAGACGGGACAGCATTGTGTCCGTGAACCAAGTCCAGTGCTTCTCCTTGGTCAGTTCATTGTTGGCCTCCTCGGCGTTTTTGATTAGGTCGTCAATGATAAGCAGTGATGCCCCAAAGCCAGTGGCTGTGCCTGTTGGGGATGTGGCCAGGTAGTTATTGTAGCCGCTCTCCAGGCTCCACAGGTTCATGGCGCCGTCACCGCGCTTGATCCGGACGCCGGGAAAGATATCTGAGAATATAATCCGGTTCTCATCGGCCTTTTCCTCCATGATATCGTTTCGGACGTTTTTGGAGAACATTGTGGATAATGTCTCATTGTAAGAACCGGTCATGACCTTAGCTGTCTGATCATTGCCCAGTACCCATTCCACAAATAAGCCTGCAGTCCTTGACTTTCCGTGGCGCGGAGGAAGATTCAATACCATCACTTCATCATCAGACTCCATAAACTCCTGAAAGTCTGTGCAGAGATCAACCAGATACTTCCGATCCTCTCTGTAGAAGTCTGGCGCTTTCAAATGGCAATAAAAAAAGAACTCGCGTCTTGCAAGCTCTATTTTGGCGCCCTGGATTGCCAGTTCATGTCTATCCACCATGGATCAGCCTCTTCAGTTCTTCAGTTGTTAGGCCAGCATATGGGTTTGTGGTATCAACTTGTCCTGACAGTTCTACTTTGTCCTTAAACATGCCAAAGTGACGGCCCATCAGTTCAATTGCCCTTAATTTATCAGTCAGTTTATACTTTTTTACATATCCTGCAAACTCCCTGTCCTCTCCTGCCCCTTCGAAATAATCCACCACTTCCAGCCCTGCAATACAGGCGGCAGTGTCATCATCAAGCATTGATATATCTACTGGTTTTCCATTACTGTCAAACAATTTCCTGATGTCGAACAAGACCAGTTTCTCCAGTTCCTGTAGTACGCGGTCCTGAGTGATTTCTGTGCGTTTTGAGCGTTCCTTCATGCGTTCCTGTATGTATTCTGCGACCTTAGTATTTCTTAGCAGCTTGCTTCCGTTGACTGCCGCTGCATCATCCTTCTTACAACTAGGATACGCCACCTTGTAAGCCCTGGTGGCATTGAGGTCTATCAGGTATTCATCTGCAAATATTTTCTGTTTGGGCGTTAATGCCATCTGGCTCACCTCCTTGTTTTGGGTATAGAAAAAGAGAAGCCCTCAGGACTCCTCTTCTCCGTATTTATCAATATCTTTTTTCTGTCTCAAGGTATTCGGTCCTAAAAACTCTCCCTCATTCCAATGAGGATTGAACGTTTCTACTACCTTAGCCTTTGCTTCTAACTCGCTTGCTGAATTATGTTCTTTCTGCGCCATTTTTATCACCTCGGTGATAGTGTATCCCGGATATAAAATTGTATACAAATTCTTAACCACTTAGGCGGAATTGCGGCCGCATCATTTACATGATTTAAGCAACTTAACACCCATCTTTCACTGCATAAGGGAAGGCGCCCAGATAACTGAACGCCCGAAATGAGGTCTTATTGTTACATTGATGATTCTGCCATCCTGCTCAATGCTTCCTGCAGTACGGTAGAACAGCTTATATTGTTTTCTTCCACATAGGTGTTAAGCCATGCCGGAATGGTAAGTGTCTTCTTTACGGCTTTGCTTCCATACTTAGCAGCATATAAATCCATGTCCAAAGCAACCATGTTTACGAACTGACCAGAATCCGTGCTGATTGCCTTGAAGTCAGATGCCTTTGGTGCTTTCTTTCCATCCTCAAGCTCTGTTAACACCCATCCGCTTGCAGCATCCTCTGCCATGAAGATAGCCTCTGCCATGTCGTCCCCGCCAGTTACACATCCCGGCAGGTCTGGAAATTCTACGGCGTAACCACCGGTGCCGTCTTCATAGGGTGTAAATATAGCTGGATAAACTAATTTCATTGGTTCACCTCCTTTAAGTACAGGCTTTGGGGCTTTACAGCCCCGCCTGCTTGAGAATTGATTTTACAACCGTTGGGTTTATGTCCTTCCCTTTATGTTCTGGTATCGTAACCTTTCCAGGTTTGGTTGGATGTTTGTATTGATGATGTGAGCCAACCTGTTTTACTTCGTACCATCCATCTTGTAAAACCAATCTTTCTACTTCTCTAAACCTCATCTCTTCCCTCCTTCTAATTATATTATAGCACGTACTATACGTATTGTCAAGTGTTTAATACATGTTATACGTATCTTTTGAAGAGATGTTGATGGGAAAGGAGGACCCCGCCAGTCTAGGTTTCACCCGACAGGGACAATGAAAAAGGCCTCCGTTTCCGGTAGGCCCAATTTCGCTAAATATTCCCTTTTATGTACTCTTTAATAAATGGAACGAGTTTCGTAATATCTTTTGTAACATATTCCGCCGGGTAATGAATCACCATCCATTTTATCCCTAATGATTGATGGATAACAAAGTCTCTTTCTCCTTCGGCTCGAATATCTGAGTGATACAGTTTCCCATCCACCTCTAAAACTACCTTTATTTCAGGAATAACAAAATCTACTTTATACTTTCCAATTTTCTGCTGTGGGACTATTTTATATTTATTTTTCAAAAGCTCAATTGCAACCATAGCTTCCGGTATACTCCCGTACTGATATGACCTTCCTTTAGCAACTTCGATAGCTTTTTCATAGCTTTTAAAATCCTTTACCGCTTTTCTTATATTCTCAACCGCAGAATTAAAACGTCTATCATACTTAGTCTCCGTAGAAGGAATTTGAACTTTTTCTTTCTCTTTAATCACACCTTTGCAATAATCACAAAGATACGTTCTTTTCCTGCTGTACTGAGTACTTCGTATTTTGCGCCCGCAAACTTCGCAGGGAATCATATACCAATCTCCCCTATTATTAGGGATAGTCTCTATGCCATCTTCTAACGCATTTGTATATGAGCTCATTTTAAGTCCTCTTACACTTTCCCATGTTATAATTATACTATAATCCATGTGACATGTCAAACATCAGTTCGATTGAAATGCTGCAAAGCAGTTCCATGTATCCTCAGAACCTGTCTATATGACTTCTGCATTTTTATTGCAATTTTACCCCAATTCATCAAGGCAAGGTATCTGTATTTTAAAACAGCCTTCTCCCGCTCATCCTCCATAGCCTCAATCCGCCTCTGTACCTCCTGAAATGCACAAATCCGGCTGTACCGGGCTGCTATGATCGCCTGCTCTATCTCGTCCACCTTTACAGCATAATCTGACAGGTCCTTCTTGTCCGTCCCATGTGGCATCCCGTCATTCGTAACGGATGGGGACATCTTATTCTGCCGCACTTCCTCCAACTGTTCCTCCAGGCGCCGGACCCGCCGCTTCTCCTTCTGGTAGGACATCAGGAACTCTTTCTTCTTTTCATTTTCTGTTAATTCCAATCCGACAACCTCCCTATAACTCTTTGGCCAGATGGTTCAGTTCTGCCCTGGCCTGCACAATCCGCCTCTTGATGGATTCCTTCGTGTCATACTGGTCAGTGTTGCCATACATAGGCGGATATCCGTTTCTGCTCTCATAGTTCTCATATTCCTTAATACTGTCCACCAATGTGTTTACCATACTCTGTACCATCATGATCCTCTTCGCTTTCTTCATATTCTCCCTGCCTTTCCTCTATGTAGGATCTGTAACCTCACCTTGTCCCATTCAGCCGCCAAATCTCCGGCCTTAACGTCACTGTAATCTCCCAACCGCTCAAATGTATATCTTCCTCTGTATGACCTGCCCTCTGCCGCACAGTGTTCTGGAACCTGCCGGCTGCAGTGAAGCATTGTCTGTATGTCCCCGGTTGTATGGGATCCGATCAGACGCCCATAGTCATATACATTGTAATATACCTGTCTCAAACTCCCACCTCCTTTCTCTTTCTCCTTATCCGAAAATCCCTCTTTTTCTACTTTGTATTCCCACTTATTTTGTTTTCCCACTTTCTAAATTCAGTCTGGAGGGATGCAAAAACCCTTATTCTATAAGGCTTTCCGGGATATTCCCACGTCCCCACCCATTTTTTTGTTTTAGGGAGCTATATGTTAATAGTCCTCGTATGTGGCAACCCTATGTACATATAAAGAATTATATATGTCTCTGTAACAGATATATATGTGGGAATGTGGGAACCTCTATATAAACCCTTATAAACACAGACTTTTTCATTCCCACATGGTTCCCACTCTGCCCACATTCTAACCTATGTTCCCACAAAACGGCTCGCTGTCCCCAGCGTAATCTTCATATTCACCAATGGACTTAGGATACTGAAAAATAATTTTCACATACCTTGCCTTAGTGTCCTTCCCAGCTACCGTTGTACGGATTGCATATTTTCCATCACTTGACCGTTCCAGATATCCGGCAGCGGCCCACTCCTTTTTTACAGCGTCAAAATTAAATCCGCTCTCTTCCAGAACCGCTGACAATTCAGTCTGATTAAACAGACAGCTATCCCCTGCAATCTTGCCTAAAATCCGATTGCTATACATTGGGTTAAACATGTTCTCGTTCGCAGCAATCCAGTCGATAATGAACTGATATGCCCTTTCGGCCTGAGACACCTCTGTCTCCCTTTTAAGGAAACCCACCCCTTCCAGCAGGTCAACGGCTTTCTCGCCCGGAAACAAGCATTCTCCTGCCAGCTGATCAGCCAGGAGGATACAGGCCAGGCTCTGCACCTGCTTTCCTGTACTCTGTGCCAGAATGGACAGTTTCTGACATAAATCCTTATGCCTCCTTACCAATTCCGTATCCGGGATCCCCTGGATATACCGCACAAACATTTCCCCGGCCTGTCCATTGTTTTCCCGTACCGTTTCCAGTACATGGGTAAAATCAGTAAAAAGCGGTTGGTCAATTTCCAGTTCGATCACACGGTTGACCGCACCGGCCCCAGACTGCTCACCGACTATCGGCTGCTCACCATTAAAAAAGGATACATTCTCCCAGGTCTTGCGATCCTTCTCGCTGCTATTTCTTGACAGCCTCCCTCTTTCCTTTCCTTCTGTCATAGCATAGATCAGTTTCTCCAGGCTTCCCCTTGAAAGCTGTGTCTCATCCACAAATACAGGGATACTTTTCATAAGTGCCGCCCTGCTTGTACAATAATTGATCGTGGAATCAACGGACAGAATCAGTTCATCCGGAATCCCCCATATAGATGCTGCCACCATAAACGCAACCGTTTTTCCTGTACCGGATGCGCCCCACAAATGAAGCACAAAGCAGAGGCAGTTGATTTTTTTGATCAAGGCAGATGCCAGACTGGCATCCATCAATAGGCGCACAAAGAGGTTCTTCCGGTACTCCATACATTCCTTCTGCCAAACCTCAAATGTTCCATGGCTGCCCACGGCCTGGACTGTCTTTGCCTGCGCATTATCCCCATCAAACACAATATCCTTAACATAGGGAAAAAACTGTTTCCCGATCCACCCGAAATGCGACACGGCCTTTGTTACCGGCAGATGATCCTCATTAATCCTGTACATGTCCGATATGTAATTGACAAGGTTCTTCGCCTTCTGGTCATTTACCACCACACCCAGGTTAGAAAGTGTAACTATCTTGGTCTTAGAGCAGCAGACAGCCGGTTCCACCTTGATATCCTTCCACATGAACCTTCCGTTTCTTCGGACACTAAATGCAATGTCATACTTCTGTTCACCTGTTTCTATATTTTCAGTAAGGCCGACCGGCAGGATCTGCTGATACGACACATCAATAAGTATCGGTGGATCCGTATCCTTTTTTCCTGGGATCCATTTATATACACCATCCTTATTGCAGATCCAGTCTTCACATCTTAGCTGAATGGGTGCATCCACGAACTGGGTTATTCCTTCTTTAGGCGGCAGAGCCTTTTCCGAATAGGGCGTGGTTGACTTTTGGTACTTAAGGGCACTCTCTACCTTCTGTTCTACCTCTTTATCTGTCAAAGGCGGCACACACCTGGTTTCATTCTCCTTCATAGCCGCTGCTAAGATGGCCTCATCAGACAGCCCTTTGGACTGTAAACTACAGGCAAGCCGAAAGATGGTATTGTCCCGGCTGCCTTCCGGAATCATTTCTGGAACCGAAAAGGTTGGCTTCTCTTTCTTTTCGGGTCTTACAAAGTCAATGAACTCATAGACAAGGTCATCCGCCTGCTCAAGTACAAACTCCTGTGGATCCTGTTCCCATTCATACCGATTGCCATTTTCGTGTATACTGGGCGGGGCCACAAAATAACCGCCATCCCCCCGGATATCGACTGCCTTTTCTTCATTTATGCTGCAAAGTATTTTGCGATCAGCCCGATAAAGAAGATGATACCCACCTCTGCCAGTTATCGTTCGGCAGGTATCGGGCAGTTGTCCATGTTCTGATTCCCATTCTCTTAGGGTCTCATTGCCATATTTTCCTTTTTCTTTATCAATATCCAGGTCTACGACAACAATACCACCGCTCATCTGCCCTGACGCAATACCGATATTATAGTTCGGGTTCCCTCCCCACCACTCCTCTATCTGGTTAGGATCCGTTGTGGCATTCTGGAATCCGTGTTGTGTGGCAGGATTTTTGGATTTCGGCACCAAGGGGAATACTGCCATCCCCATCTTCGCATAAGCCAGCGCATATTGTCTTAAACTATAGTCATCCGACATCCTTTACCTGCCCTCCATTTAAAAGTATGATAAAACCTCATCTGGAACCTTCACGACCAGTTTAACGTTATCTTCTCCATAGTCCTCAATAAGTTGTGTAAAGACTTCTTCGTCTGCCATCAATGCCTGTATTTTCATCTCATTAGTATCCATAAGGTAAATCCTAACTTCATAGTTTCCCTCTGTTTTCAATAACTCTCTTATGTCATTACACGCATGACTAAAATCTTCTTTGTTTTTAAAACGGACCCAGATCGTTCCCTCATACCTCTGCTCTTTATCAAAACAGCCTTTGGCTATATCCGGGAGACTGGCATGCTTTAACATACATTTATTTTCATTAAAAGACAGAAAACAATTCTTGCATGCTGTTGCATTGCACATCTCCGCCAGCTTATATATTGTCTTCTTTAATTTCTTCTGATTCACTTAAAGACCTCCTTCCCGGGCGGAGGATGGTCAGAAACTCCGCCCTTGAGTCCAACACCTTATGCATTCATATCGTGACATATCAATAGCAAATAGTTGGGTTGAATTAATAGTTGCTATATGTAAAGGCTTTCGCCGTTACATCGTCCTCAAAAGGGTACGAAAATTTTCACTTCCCTCAAGGTACCCCAAAATTTTAGGGCACCCTTTCTCATGAGAATATCAGCTTTGTTGACTACTGAATCCATGCTTCCTGCTGTATCAAAAATTCAAAAAACTATTAAGTATATGATTGTAAAGTCATTAACATAGATGTATACTTTCGTTATAGTTCTTAAATAGTGAGGTGCTTAGTATGGATAACAGTACAAAGCTTTTTATTTTTAATAATTATTTCATTCCTGTTTTAGTCATTCTATTTTTGTCGGGTTCATGTTACATTTACTTAATAAGTAAACTTAAAAAAATAACTGAAAAAGAAGTACTTACATCCTTAAATAAGTTAATCAAATCTTTGAAGATACTCATTATATTTTGTTCTGTTCCAACTGCTTTTTTAGTTCTGATGTTTTTATTATGGTGAAAAATGCTAATTTCCCTACTGATCACATAGTTCTATCGTTTTTTCAAAGTCCACCTGCAGGTTTCCGCACTTTGGACAGTACATCACATATCCGATAGTTTTTAACCTTTTAGCCGCGGGATCATAACTACTCAGACCAATTATCTTATTCGCGCTCATACCTAAATCAGCCTGAATAGCAAGCTCCATGTGCATTCCGCAATTATTACACTTCATGCTGCGCCCTCCGGTCTGGATCCGGCCCCTTCACAAACACTGCGGGGCACCAGTGATCCGTCTTATACTGGATAGCCCGTTTTACAATAGGCATTGTCATAGCGCATCCATCCACCAGGTAACGCAGGGGATGCGCTGGCTCCCGGTGGATCACATTCTCATGGAGCAGTTCCGCCATCAGGTCAAAGGCTTCTGCATTCCAGTCAGACCAGAACACAACATGCTCACATGCATCTGCGCACGACATCAGGGCCCCCTTATAATCATAGCCATGCTGATCAAACAGCCACTGCAGTTCCGCATAGCTGGCAGATCCATTCTCGTTTATATAGTCCAGCACTATTTTCTTTATCTCCTCTTTATTCATGTTGTTCTCCTTCTGTTGCGATATCGCAATCAGTATGTCCTCCCTGCATAAACTTGGACGAAATGGTACACTTCCTTCAAGGTTTCATCGTCAGCCGACATAAGAATATCCACAATGTCTCCAGTGCGACCTTCTGCTTGCCCCTGTGCAGCTCCATCCACATCACCCTGGACCGTCCGCAGCTGCTCCCTAAGTCCCTGCAATTCCTCCATAGCTTTGTCATAGCTTTCAAGCATCCGGGTATACTGGTCAGATGGGATACATATCATTCTTTGCATATTTCGGCCTCCTTCCTGCCAGCTTCCAGGCCAGCGGTATATGCCATGTTCGCAAATATAGCCATTGCCCTGAATACCGCATAATCCCCCATGTCCGGATCTTCAAGCAGTTTCATCTTATCCCTTGTATATTCTTCAATATCAATTGGAAATGTCATGCTTGCCTACCTCCTCATCAATGCTATTTATAAGTTCACGTAATTTCTTAATTTTGTTCAGCATATCAAAAGCAATGTCATTTATCATCCTGGCCTTGATGCCGGCCTTGGTAAAGTACTCTCCCTGTATTCTCCATGTTTCGCCTGATTTTTCAGTGTCCCAACCAAAGTAGTCCTGCTCAACATCATCTATCAGGACTTTGGCATTTTCTGCCATAATCTCAAGATCCATCAATTCACCATCAATGTTTGCAGCAATATTACTCATGCTGATAAATCCTCTTCCCTTTCCGGCCCGGAGGTGCTATACTGTAGTTGATTGTACTTTGGTATAGCGCCTCCCGGCCTATGCTTGTCCTTATGGAAGCGCCAACTTCTATGAGGACTTTTTTATTGTCCGCCTTGCACCGGACCCGCGACTCACAAGCCTCAGTTCCGTCTTTGTTTCTTCCAGTACCAACCAGTTATTTACCAACAGGCCGGACTTACTCATAATAATTTTCTGGTTTCGAGTTGGCTTTGTCGCCTTGCGTCTGCCCATCCGTTCACACCGCCTTTTTCATCCTGTCATGGAGTTCATCCTGCGGACCGGGCTCATTGCAGTAAACATGTAAATCTCCCAGAACGTTCTCCCACTGGAGGAGCAGGAAGGCCAGGTCCCAGTTCTGATAGTCCCATAAAAGAACGGCAACGTCCTGGGCATCCCCAATGGGCTTGTCTGCTGGCAGGCGCCTTAACCGGTCTATGGTATAAAAGTAATCCTTGGTTCCCCACTTCTTGCCGTCATATTCCTTATCAACTGGGTACAGTCTTAGCAGCTCCATGGGCGTCAGCCTGCCGATGGTGTCCATGACCTGCTTAAGTTCCTGGTACCTCTTTTCTATCTCCAGGCATGACTTATAAGCTTTTGCATGGTTGAACTCTGTCCGGTTCTCTTTCCCGTAAACTTTAACTGCCAGATATATGTACCGTATTAGGTCATCACCACGAAGCTTGCAGGCTCCTGCTGTACCTCCATGGGCATTCGTAAAACGCCTCATAGCTTCTGCATACTTTCCACTGCTCCTGGCATAGCAATCGCTTCCGTTTAGTTCCCATCCCTTCCAGGCTTCTTTTATGACTGGAACCAAGGCACGCATCGGCCCCCGGAACATTGCCAGCAAGCGGCAGGTGAACCCGATCCTTCCCACTAAATGACGTATTCTACATATCAGCCGCCTACTCTCCAACTCGGCCCTTAACAGTTCGGCAACTTCTTTATCATCTTCATTCGTACACCCGATCAGATCCTTCTGACTGGCCTTTATATCCTTTGTAGTCATTTTTCTAAGGCTGTATATCTGATTATTATTAAGAATCACCAATTCATGACACCATTTGGCAACATCACAAAGGGTACCCACATCCTCTGGCTGGAGGTATGACTTTAGTATCTCTCTGCATAAATCCATCCCATGGACATCTATCACCAAATTCCAGGGTGATTCAATATCTCTCGCAATATGTATTCCATCTACCAATCCTGCGGACACGATCCAATCACAGCATGGTTTTGCGTACAGCTCCATATCTTTGTAGGCCAACATTCTCCTAATGTCGAAGATGGTATCTGGAACATATCTCCCTTCCTTGATATGTTTTAATAAAGTTTCCATGTTTTCATCTCTCACTTCGTTCTTATCCTCCTATAACATCCTGATCAGCTGGTCCACCTGCCAGCACTTATACATATAGAGCACCGTCATCACCATTGTTATGATTGCTAGCGCCCGCTGCATCCGATCTGGTTCATTGTTCCGTTTCATTCTGATGTCACTCCTTCCCGTGGATGCTCCAGCTTCTCGCCAATTATCCGCTCCACCTTCGCCGGGTATATCCGGAACTCCCACATGGTCTTACCTGTCTTCTCCGGCGGGATTGCCAGGCCCAGATCCAGGATGCCTCTGCGCATGTAGTCCCGAATCTTAGCTGGTTTCATTCCCAGAACAGGGGCGGCTTCTTCCGGGCTTAACCATAGTTTTGCCACGATATCACTCTCCTTCACTCTCTTCCACAGATGAGCCTACACACATGGTTCCATCCGCATAAACTCTTAACTGAGTAAGCTTTTTAGATTCTGGATTACAAAAACCCAATTCAATAAATTTCTCTCCGCCGTCATCCACACTATCAATAACTCCGCATACCAAACATCCCTTAATATCTTTTAACTCATCCCTGCTAAATTCGATTTTATTTAATGTAATGACCATACTTTATACTCCTCCTTACGTTTTTATTTTAGTTTTCGTTTAATATGTCTTTTGCATCTGCAATTCCATATTTAATTGCCATATCCTTAATAACTGATATATACCCCTCGATCAATTTAGGATCATCCGCAATTACATCGAGTATGTTTAACTTGTCCAGTTTGGACTTGCAAACATTATTGAGGGCCATTGTCTTTCTCTTATTTGTAAGACGTATATTCAGTGCCGCATGCATCCGTTCTTCCAGGATGCGATAGGACTCATCTCTGATAGTTTTTATGTGGTCATATCCCCCGGCCATCAATGCCATCTTATTAATAATGTTGGCAGTATCTTTTCTCCAGGCATTGGGACGAAGGGAAACCACTTCCTTGATGGCGTCAATTCTATTGTCCAGCTGTTCCAATTTTTCAGCCTGTCTCTTCTGCTCTTCTCGTTGCCGCTTCTGCTCCAACTCCTGCCTTGAAATATTTCTAACGAGCAGATTCATTAGCTGTGTGTCAGGGTCTAGGTCATCCATGTTAATAGATGTCTGCGGGTTGAAATACGCTTCTTCCAAATTATCGAACTGTTCCCAAGCTTTCTCGGTTCCAAGCATCTTACAGTGACGGCTGGCTCCTTTATGTGTCCAAAGATACAGTTGCGGGGTATTCTTGGCAACTAGGTCGAAATTTTCTACCAAGTTCTTAAACTCTTTTAATTCCCGTGCCTTCAACAAGAAGAAATGCTTTCCCTCTTCAAAGTGCTTTTCGTTATTGTTGAAATTCTGTTTAATTTGCGTATCAGAGGCTTCATATACCTCCGCCAACTGAGCCGTGGTAACGACCTTCTGTCCCCTCCACTTGATTTCCACTATATCGTGGCATCCTACTTTTACTAACTCGTTCATGCTTCCTCCTTTTTGATAATTGTAGTCATTTTGTCTACATCTGGTGCAAAAAAAATATTTTCTCGTTCTTTCAAGGATGCAATATTTAACAACTCACATAGTTTTTTTATTTCGCTTGCCTTAAACTGATTTTCATTATTTACTTTTTTTTGAAAGCCAAAATAAGACAAACCCAGCTGTTCTGCAATCCAACATCTTTTTAAACCAGATTTCTTAATTAATTGGTTTAGCAACACAACATTAGTCATCACCATACCTCCTTTCCTATGTAGTCATTTTGTCTACAGTTGGTATCATACTCTTTTGTTCAATATTTGTCAACATATTATTTGTTTATTGTTGAATTTCTTTCTACTTTATGATATTATAAATTTATGGAGGTATAAAAATGGAAATAGGAGAAAGGATTAAAAAGCGCCGCGAAGAACTAGGAATGTCTCAAGAAGAGTTAGCACAAAAAGCGGGCTATAAATCGCGTTCATCAATTAATAAAATAGAAATAGATGGCAGAGGGCTACCGCAATCAAAAATTGTCAACATAGCGAATGCTTTAGACACAACACCGGCTTATATAATGGGATGGGAAGAAAATTATTATCTGGGTGAAAATCTCCAGCGCATCTTCCGGATTCTGAGTAAGGAATTTGAGATATCTGAGAACGAGCTTATCCGCTGTTTTTTTGCTGAGGATTTTGATGCATTGCTGCCTTCTAAAAAATTTATAACTCTTGATAACATGAGATGTGCATTAAAAGAATACCTCGCAAATCATGTACTGGATAAAAATATATCATTAAATTCTAAAGAAAATAACCATCTTAAAAAATATCGCGCATTAGATATGCATGGTCAAGAGCTCATAGATACCATTTTAGATAAAGAATATGAACGCTGTATTGCCACAAAAAACAATACTGTTTCTGAGTTGGGTTCACTTCGTGACCCCTATCTTCTCCCGCAAACTGCTCATGAACGCACTGACATAGAAGTAACAGATGATATACGCAAACGCGATGATATCACGCGCGAAGATAAGAGTTGCTGTACTATTGTTCCGTCTCCTCATTTTAAAACTGTTGGGGAAGCGCAGAAATTCTTAAGATCCCGCGAACACTTAGCTGCATGGAAGACTGATGGATTATCAGACGAAGACATAATCACTATGGCAAATAGTATTTTATCTAATGGAGATTAAGGAGTATGGAGATTAATCGCAAAAGATACGATAGACTCAAGTCGATGGCAAAAGGATGCAATAATCTTTTTGGTACTTCTAATCCCTTTGAAATATGTAGGATGGCCGGTATTGGGGTGCGTTTTATTTCACTTAGCAAAGGAATATATGGTTTTTCAGACATACTCGAAAAGCCAGAAAGTATTCCAGAAAATGTTAGCCCCATCAATGCAATGATATATTTATCAAGTGCACTAAATTCTTATGCAGGAAAAATTGTATGTGCCCACGAACTCGGACATGTACTATTGCAAAAAGACGAGCGATTGAACCTTTTTGATATTGAAGACCAAGAAGAAAGCCTGTATGAATATGAGGCAAATCTCTTTGCAATTGAATTGATGCCACAAATATATCATAGTCCCTCTATTGACTATCGAGATTTAACAAGGCGCGAATTATATCAATATATGAATCAAAAAATCACAACTACATTCTTCACTCTATAAACGCACAGACAAAATTAATCAGCCTATGGCTTTTTAATAAAAATGGCACAGCCAAAACTAAGGAGGGTTTGTTTATGAGAAAAATAAAATTATTTATCGCCGCGCTTGCAATGTCCATGGTATTAAGCAGTACCGCATTTGCTGGAACCTGGGTATCGCCAGCTGCCGGTCAATGGATGTATCAAAATGACGATGGCAGTTTTGCTACCGGCTGGATTGAAGATGCTGGAAAAAGCTATTATATGGACGAGAACGGTATTATGCTTTCCAACACCACAACTCCTGATGGTTATTATGTAGGTAATGATGGTGTTTATATTGCTTCACAGGAAGCGCCAAAATTCGACTTTTCTATAGCCACCTGTTCTATTAAATATACAGACCATAAAGTATATTCCTTTGATTACGATGGTTACCCCTGTGTCGCGCTTTACTATGACTATACAAATAAGAAAACCGAGCCTACTGGTGCGTATTTGGCTGATTATTCTATTACAGTATTTCAAAATGGTGTTGAATGTGATTCTGCATACTTGTCATACGATGAACGAGAAGAAGCTTTTGACAACTATTCAAAGAAGGTTATGTCCGGTACAACACTTAATGTTGCTAAAGCTTATAGAATTTCAGATATGAGTGATATTACCGTACAAATTAAAGAACTCTGGAATTGGGATAATCCAAAAGTAGAAACAATTACTTTAAGCCTAAAATAACTGACAATTAGATCCAAGCAAAAAGCCCCAGGAGCTACGAACTCCCAGAGTCCCCCACCAAATGGCCACTATTGGTTTATGGATTTAAAATCCACAAACCTGACAACCATTTGGTGGTCACCTACGGGGCCATTCGCACCAAAGTGCGAAAACCTATACCTACCACCTTGAAAATATAATATCCTTACCCGGGCAGCCAGTAGAGCGGCTGCGGCACCCGTCCTGAGTCTTGACAGGAGGGGATGCTTATGAGTACATATGAGGAATTGCAGTTAATCACATCAGTGGCATTACTAATCGTTGCAATCCTAACTTACACACATAAGAAATAGCCGCCCTGCTCCTGACAAAGTAGACGGCTATCTCTTAGCTTAATATCACGCCAGGGCGGGGAGCCCTAACCTCCCTTACTGGCTGTCTTGTTAAGTATATTATACCAAATATACGGAAATTGTCAAATGTGAAAAGCGGCCCTGTTACCAGCAGGAACCGCTCTCACATAGATTCTCTCTTGCTGGACGAATCCAGGAAGATACAATTCAACTAATCACAATTGGATTATATCATTCCTGGAGCGTCCTGGCAAGAGGGCGTATTAATTTTACCCTAAATCAGAAAGGAATGATATAATGCCAACACGGAAAAAACACCCACGGCTCCCCAATGGTTACGGATCCATCCGGTACCTGGGGAAGAAACGCAAAAATGCCTATGCGGTCCACCCGCCAGCGGATCTTGACGGCAACCGCCCTCCTGCCCTCTGCTATGTAGATGACTGGATGAAGGGCTTTGTCGTCCTTACGTCTTACAAGGCCGGCACCTATACCCCTGGAATGGAGGCCACCCTGCAGCTGCCGGATGAGACTAAGAATCTCGATAACCTGACACTGAAGATTCTGGCCGATTACAACCGCCTCAAAGGAATTGAGCCGGAGGAGCCAGAAAAGACCTTCTCAGAGGTCTACGAGGCATTCTACGCCGATAAATTTGCTGAAGGGAACAAATACTCAAACTCAAACAAAAACTCGATTAGAGCGGCATATAAGAACTGCAAAGTACTTTATAACAAAGAGTTTCGGGCCATCCGCTCGAAGGATCTTCAGGACAACTTGGATGCCTGCCCTCTAAAACATGCCAGCCTGGAGCTCATCAAGAACCTGTACCGCCAGATGTATAAGTATGCGGATGGACGGGGATGGTGCGATAAAGATTATAGCCAGTTTGTGAGCATCAAAAAGGATGATGATGATGAACATGGTGTGCCCTTCACCGATGCAGAGTTAAAAACACTGTGGGAAAACAGATCGGATGATACCGCAGAGATGCTTCTGATCATGTGTTACTCTGGTTGGCGCATATCGGAATACATTGGCCTTGAAGTCAATCTAAAGGATAAGTATTTTATGGGTGGTCTAAAAACAGATGCCGGTAAAAACCGCACCGTACCGATCCACTCCTTGATTTATCCTATGGTAAAACACCGAATAGAAAAATATAATCGGCTTCTCACCTGTAGCGCATGGGAATTTCGTGCACGAGAAGATGAATTACTTGAAAGGCTTAACCTTCAGGGAGAGCCAAAACACACGCCGCATGATTGCAGACATACATTCTCACGCCTTTGTGAAAAATACGAAGTAAAAGAAAACGATCGCAAGCGAATGATGGGCCATTCCTTCAAAGGTGATGTAACAAATAAAGTCTATGGCCACCGTGAGTTAGAGGATTTAAGAAACGAAATCGAAAAGATAAAAATTAATTTGTGACTTTACTGTGACCAATAGGCCCCAAGAACCTAGTAGAAAGCGGTAGATTCAAGAAGGTTACCGAATCCCCGCAAACCCTTATAAAACCTACCCTTTTCAACCATTTTAGTACTAATTCCTACCCTTCTGAAAATCACCCAACATTAAAGTGTTGTTAATATTGGGGACCTGATGTTGACATCTGTTCCTGTCCCTCATATAATTCCATCAGAACAGGATCATTCTCTGTATTTTAAACTGAAAGGAAATGATATACTTATGGACAACGCCGTAAGTGACGCTGGCCACATCTTCATATACATCACAGATGGACAGATGAAATCAAAAAAATCAAAAGACATAACCTGCATTTATGTACCAATGCAGGCTATGTCTTTTTGTATAAATACAGACTTTTAA